CGGTTAACTGTTGCGTTAAATTTGTGATTTCAGCCCGTATATTTGTGGCCACACAGTTCCCATTAAGTGTCAAAGTATTGCCCTGAGCTATGTCCACTGTTGCTTTGTAGAAATAACCATCTACTCCAACAAAAAGGCTGTTCTCAGTGTATGCCTGTGAAGCAGCTGTTCCGATTGTCTCAAGCACATTGGTCAAGGGTTTCGTGATTGTACCCGTCTGCACCGGTGATGTGCTCTGTAATGAAAGTACAGCCGACGGTGTAACCGCGCTTGATACATTGATGAACTTATGCTCTGCGTCGCTATACTGAAGAATCTGTCCATCCTGCAGATCGGTCAAAAGCACATCAGTCAAGCCTGCTAATGTTGTAGCTCCAGGGGCTCCCTGTGCTCCCTTTAAGTTTGTAAAGGAAAAAGCAAAGGAAGGGGCTTCAGCTGTTCCTGTCTTGGTAACTGTTACGCCGGGGGTTCCTGTGTTCCCGTCTACTGTAGCCGATACACTAATAACAGGTGTGGCTCCTGTGGCGCCTGTCTGTCCGGTTTGTCCGGTCTGTCCCTGTTCGCCCTGGGCTCCTTTTAATCCGCTGAAAGAAAAAGAAAATTCAGGAGCTGCATCGGTACCCGATTTTGTTACTGTTACTGTAGGGTTTGCGCTCGATGTTGCATCAGTTGTTGCTGATGCTGATATTACAGGAGTAATACCTGCAGGACCCTGGGGCCCTGTTGCACCTGTTTCACCTGTTGCACCCTGGGGACCTGTTTCGCCCTGGATACCCTGAGGACCCTGGGCGCCCGTGGCTCCTGTTTCACCCTGAGGACCCTGGGCGCCTGTTGCTCCGGTGTCACCTTTGGGACCCTTTAAGGCTCCGATATTGCTCCATGAGCTTGTTGTTTCGCTCCATATGTAAACATATCCTGTAGTTGAATCACCAACAAAATAAGCATCTCCTGCTGAGCCTGTAGGATGTGCAGCTTCAAGATCGGCAAGTGTTGCATATGTGTCTTTTAACTCTAATCCTGTGCCATCGTCTCCTTTAGGACCCTGGGGGCCAGCAGGACCCTGGGGGCCTGTTGCTCCGGTGGCTCCGGTTTCACCCTGGGGACCCTGTGGACCTGCAGGACCCTGTTCGCCCTGGGGGCCTTGTGCTCCGGCTTCTCCTGCTTCACCTGCAGGGCCCTGGGGGCCTGTTGCTCCTGTGTCACCTTTGGGACCTTGAGGTCCCTGTGCTCCGGGAGCTCCGTTTGTTACGGTGAATGTTGTTGAAGTGTCATCTGTGTAAAGTATTGTGTAAGTATCAACTAAGCCTGAAGAACCTGTTTTTGTGATTGACTCAACGCCCTTCAACTCACTAATTAAGCCAACAGCTTCTGCAATGATCTCAGCAAGGTCATTGTCATAAACTCCGGCGCCGTGTGTGTTGGGTGTAACTGTGTCCGGTACCACATCGAAAGAGCATGTAACTGTTGACTCTCTTCCATCTTCCCCGTAAGGGAATTTTATATCCATGGTTTCTTTGCCGGGAACCTGTAGCTCATTCCCAACAAACACATATGTATAATTTCCGTCCCCAATTGTCATGTCTGCCATAACGGCTGCGCCGTCAGGTCTTCTAAAGACAATTTTGGGGATTGTTTCGCTATCAAAAACATTTTCGCCGCCATTGAATACTTCAACGACTACTTTCATGCCTGAATCGCCCTGTTTCATTCTTAGACCCGTCGGAATTATTCCGGTGTCTTTCATATCAAGGCGAAATGTGTAGGTTAATTGAATCATGTCAAACCACCTTTCCTGTTATTACATAAGAGCCATTTATTTTGGTTAATATGACTGTGTCATTTACCGCCGGGTTATATGATCCCAATCTTTTGAAAGGCTTTGAGCTTGGTGTATCTTCGCCGTAAAACTGAACAAACACGCCGCCTGTGGTGCTTGTGATTTTCCCCATGCGTGTGCTTTTTTCTTCCTTTGGCGCTGCCTTTTCTATTTGTTTGTAGAGTAAATTGCTGATCAGGCTCATAGCATCACCACCTTCTGACATCTGTGGGTCATTGTGCCGCCTTTTTCAAGGTTCATCTCCCACGCCGTTTCTATATATTTTCCTTCAATTCCATAAGCTTCAACAGAAATTGCTAAACAGTTGCGGTATTCATGCCCCGGCATGTTGAGAGTAGAGAAGGAAAGCGTTTCTGTTGCTTGCATTCTTTCGGCCGCAACTTTCCGGACATAACTTTCAAGATCAGCTTGTGAAGCAATGTTTTCAACTGCATCAGAATCCACAATTGTACGGCCCCTGTTTACTGTACTGAATGGGCTGTTGGGGTCAGTGTTTGTGTAGGATGCTATCAAATATTCTGCGTCAGGATTTTCAACATATCTCACAAATTTGTTTGGAACTTCAAACTTGTTTGTTTCCACTTGAATATTGTCAATAATGATTGATGTCTTGTTGTCTTGATAAATTCTCTCAATATGCCTGTCTGATGGCTCTATATATTCATTCATTTGGCCAATGCCGTAGCTATTGAAGTAAAATGGGTTGTAAGTGATAGCTTTCAACATATCGTTGATAATTGTCAGCTTTTCAGTTCCTATTTCCCATTCAAGAGGGTTTTGGCTTGTTTTTTCGCTTGCTACAACATCAACCTGGGAGTAAATTCCTAGCGCAATTTGTGCTGCTAATGATGTGAAAATTGAGCCTGTGGCTGCATATGTTCTTGAGTCGCTTTTGTCATCAAGAGCAATTTTCCCAAGATCGTAACCTTCTATTATTACTTCTGAGAGCCTATTGCTGTATTCTTCAGATGGATTTATAAGAAATTTCCCTAATGGCCATCTCACAATATCGTTCTTATACTCTAGGCACATCCAGGGAGTTAAATAATAGTCTGTTTTTTCTAATCCAAATAGTGCGCTCTTCCTTGTTGTGCCTGAAAAGGTTCGCATGACATCATTTGAAGAATCAAAAGACACTCGGCCGTTTTCAATTGGAATTTTGCCGAGTGTCTTCCCTGATGTGTCTGCTATAGTATATTCGTAGTATACTTTTCGATTTTCGGAGTAAAGCGCATTAAGAAGCTCTTCATCCGTGTAGATGCTTGTGGCTATATTCATAATATGCTTATTCCTTTATCGTCAATTCTTGTGAGGTTAAACTTGACCATTCTGCCGCCACCAATATAGCGCCCAGCATCTTCAATCTGCATATCACAAGCAAAATATTCACCTTTTGCCTTGTAATAAACTTTTGGGGCATTGATGGCCATGTCATAAAGCTGCGGCCATTTTTCTTCTTTGATGTGAGCTGTGAATGATCTTTCTGCGTTAATCCATTCACCTGGCTCTTTTACCGGGTATTTTCTGCCAAGACAATTGTATAAAGTGCGGTCAACTTCTTCTATCCAATCCGGTGCAAAGTTTGAGTTTCCTGTCATGTAGAGCTCAATGAATTTTGACAAGTCTCGGCCGTCTTGGATGATGATTTCTTTTATTTTTGTCTGAAGCGGTACCCATTCGCCATCTTTATAACCTTCGTTGTAGTTTCTGAGAGTGTACTCGTAGAATACGCCACCTTTTGTTGAATAATCAATAAACGGTGTGCCTGTGTATTCTCCTATGATTTCAACCTCATTGCTGTCTTTTTCTTTTCTCACAACAAAAGTCTTTGCTGCATCTTCTGCCGGGATTCCTTGAATCTCAACTCCATATTGGTTATTTACAAAGGCAAATATATTTGTGGGAGGGTCAACTTCTTCCGGTGCAAGAGTAAACTCCAGGCTTCCCCATTCTGAGAAATAACCGAATGTGTTCAGCTCCTTCACTTCAACGATGTATGTCCCGTTTTCAAGCATTTTAGGTATTTCAAAACTTTGAGCATTGCCGGCAACAATTCCGGAGTCAAAGATAATTTTCTGTGTCTGATCTTTGACTCTTATAATAAAAGCGTCTTGGTTTGTGTCACTCCATGCGACTGTTGGAATGTTCTCATTCGTTACGCTGTTTATTGTAGGCGCTGCGTCTTGGCCTATTGCCCTGAAAGCATACTCCGCATTGTTTGTAATGACATTGTTATATGTATCATACAGGATGGGCTTGTACAGATAATTCTCAACTCCAAAAGTGTTGGCTTCAACTTCTACATAATTTGAGCTTCCATTTTCAACAACTTCATTTGTTTGAGAGCTTCCGCTGATCTTGTATTGAATGCCTTTTTTTAATATAGGCGTGTTGAATTTTTCTTGTCCTAAATCCAACTGAACATTGGTTTCTTTGTCCCATGTGAAAATTGTATTTGATGTGTTTTTGATATTTACATCAACAGGATATGTCGGGGTAAGAATAATGTAATCTTCACAAAGCTCATCATCTGCAATTTCTAATGTCAAAGAGTTTAATGTGACTTGATTAGTACTGTACTGTGTTGGAACATCCCATGTGGCTGGCTTTTGTGAACACGCCGGTATTATTTGCCCTAACAGCTTGTTTGACGGGCCTGTGTATAAAGTGAAATTTGTGAATGAGTTTTGATTGCCATTGTCGTCATAAGTTCTATAGGTTGCAGCCTTATAACATGCATGGCTCAAATTTGTATTGATATTATCATCATCAACATTTACAGGAATAGCATTAAATATTCTATTCATGTCAATCGGAAGCACTTCATCCAATATAGAGGCTTGTGTGTTATATGTTGAGGTTAATCCAATATATACCCACGATTTAAATCCGTTTGGTTTTACAACATCAAAGTTCCATCTTAAACGAGCCAGCACTTTTTTATATTTTAGTCTTTCGGGCAATTCAAACTCAAATACAAATGCTTTTCTGCTAGATATGACGGCCGCACCCGATGGCGAAACGTCAAGAGTTGCCGGGAGGCTAATGTCTTTGTTAATTCTTGCGTATTTACTGCCTCCACTGGTCTGAAATTCATACGTTGCATTTTCAATATATGTTAAGGCTGTACTCATTTGATCACCTACATCCTGCGGAAATACTTAAACCATCAACTGCTTCAATAACATCATTGACTTTTTTGATTTTGGCCATATCCATATTCATGTTGATGTTGTACGTATTGCCGCCTATACTTGTGCTTTGCTTATTGTTATATATCCTGCTACCCTGAGGAAGGCTTACAAGTTCAGGGCCTTCTTCACCAACCCATGTCAGTCCTCCGCGCCAATAGTTTGAGCCTTTTGCGTTCCTTCCTGCTCCTGCTATCGAACGCGCTTGTTCTCTTTCTCTGAGTGGCGCTTCAGGATCCGTCATGAAAGTAAAGAAGGAATCCCCTCCTGTTTTTTCTTTCCACTCATTATATGTATCAATTAATTCTTTCAAGGCAAGAGCTAAAGCTCCAACTGCAGCAACCACTACTAAAATAGGACCTGCCTGAGCCATAAAGGCTTGTGTTGCAGCTCCCATGGTTCCCATCATAGTGGTGTATATTGCTCCCAAAGCTCCAATTGCCAAACTTAAACCTAAAAATCCCGCGGTTAGTGTGGCAATTACCATGATAGCCTGTTTTGCTTCGGGGCTTAAGTTTTTGAGCAGATCAGCTGCCGCTTGAATTGCGGGAGCAAAAGAGGCAACAAGTTCTGCTGCGGCCGACTTGAAAGAATCTTGCATTGACTTGATTGATCTTTCTGCGTCGGTTAATGCCTGAATGTCTTCACCGGATAAGGTTGCGCCCAATTCGTCAAACTCATTAATTAATGATTGTATTCCTTCAGATCCGAGGCTTATCATCCCATTAAGGTCTTTTGCGGAATCTCCAAATAACTTCAATGCTGCCTGTGATCTTTCTGTCGAGTTATCCATTTCACTAAGTCTTTGAATAACTTCCATGAAGACCTGTGAGGCGTCTCTTGTTTTTCCATTTACATCCAATATTTCAACGCCCAGCTCTCTAAATACCTGGCCAGCTTTTCCGGTACCGTTGGCGGCCTGAAACATTGCTTTCTCGACGCCTTTAAGTGCCTGGCTCACATGGTCGATGTCTGTGCCTGTCTGTGCTGCAACATATCCAAGCTGTTGAACTGCGTCCGTACTAAGTCCGGTCGACATTGACATAGTTTTAATATCGTTTGCGTATTCCATAGCCGCATCTGTTGCAGCTCTAACTGCCTGGGCTACTGATGACAAAATATCTACGCCATTTCTAAGCTGTTGCGACATGTCAACAACTGCTTGAGCTGTATCATCTGCACTGTTTCCAAGCTCATCCAGGTTGTTTGCTGCAGCTTGAGTGCTTGCTTTTGTTCCATCTAAATTGCTTTCAAATTGGTCAATCTTTTGATTGGCCGAGTCAATGCCCTGGTCAAATGATGTGGAATCAAGTCCTAAAACAATCGATTTTTTAAATGCCATTTTACCACCCCGGTATATCTTTCATACTTGTTATTTCTTGGATCTCTTCT